TTTTAGAAATGCATTATATAATCCACACACAGGTCATAAAGCAAGTCAAGGTGGAATATTAGAATCTTCAGGTTTTAAAATACCTAATGATACAAAAATCTATTACCTAGATGATGATGGTGCAGGAAATGTTAGAAGATATTATTTGGTTGGTTCAGTAAGAACATATGCTAATAATACTCAAGGAACAATCAATTATACTACTGGACAAATAACAATTAATTCTTTAAATGTTGCTTCAGTGGAAAATATTAGAGGATCAGCGGCAACTGCTATAGAATTAACTGTACAACCTAGTTCAAATGATATTGTTCCTGTAAGAGATCAAATTATTTCTATTGATACAACAAATTCATCTATCACTGCTATTGCTGACACCTTTGTGGGTGGATCTGCAGATGCAGGAGTAGGATACACAACAACACCTAGCTACTAATGGCAAAGTTTACAGATAAAATATCAAACCTGATTAATCAACAGGCGCCAGAGTTCGTATTAGAACAACACCCTAAATTTTTAGAGTTTATTAAAACGTATTACACGTTTATGGAATCTGCTGAATTAGCAGTGACTTCAGTTCAAACAACAGATGGTATTTTATTAGAAACTGAAACTAATCAAACAAATGAATTATTACTAGATGGTTCTCGTATTGATACAGATAGAACACAACTAGATGCTGGTGATAAGATAATATTAGAAAGTTCTACTTATGGTAAATTTACAAGAGGTGAAACAGTTGTAGGTCAATCATCAAACGCAACTGCGACTGTTCTTGCTGAAGATTTAGGCAATGGTCGTTTATATATTTCAGCACAAGATAAATTTATTATCAATGAAACTATTGTAGGTAGTTCTTCAAACGCTAGTGCAACTATTAATAATTATAAACCCAATCCAGTTCAAAATATACAAGAGTTATTAAATTTTAGAGATCCTGATAAAGTTATATCTAATTTTTTAACTAAATTTAGAAATGAATTTTTAAACACTTTACCTGAAAGTTTAAATTCAAGTGTAGATAAAAGAAAACTAATAAAAAATATTAAATCGCTGTATCGTGCTAAAGGTACCAATAGAGGACACGAATTATTTTTTAGATTATTATTTGATTTAGAATCAGAAACAATTTATCCTAGAGAAAATATTTTGAGAGCATCTGATGGAAAATGGGATACTAAAAAAATTTTAAGAGCAGTTGCAACTATAGGAGATACAACAGATTTAATAGGAAGAACGATTACAGGTCAAACATCATCAGCTACAGCTGTAGTTGAAAACGTATTTAAATTTCAAATAGGTGATGAGGAAGTATCGGAGTTTATTTTAAATGAAGATACTATATCAGGCACTTTTTTAATAGATGAAATTATTAGAGGAACAGAAAATGATGATGTAGATACATTTATAAAAGCAACAGTCACAGGTATTCCTTCATCAATTAGTATAACAAATTCAGGAACATTATATACATCTGGTGATAGTATAACTTTAAGTGGTGGTGGTACTGGTGCGGTTGTACAAGTTGATGCCGTAGGAAGAGGAAGTATATCAGATTTTGTAATACAAACTTCAGGTTCTGGTTATGAAATTGGAGATGATATTAATTTTACAAATACAGGAACGGGTGGAGGATCCGCAAGAGCTAAAGTATCAGTTGTCAATGGTGGATTTACAATAGAAGAAAGTACATCATCTACGGAAGATCATATAATATTAGAAGATGAAACTACAAAAGGCGATCCATATACAGGAAATAAAATTGTACAAGAAACTGCTACAGGAATAGGCGACATTACAGATATAAGAATTATTAGTGGTGGAAGTAATTATCTATCTCTACCTATTGTTGAAGTTGATGATACTACTGGTACAGGAGCAGAAATATACTGTTATGGTTCAGATATAGGAAGAATACAAAGTATAAAAATTATTGAGTCAGGAAAAAATTATGAGGATAGTCCATCTCCTCCTACTTTATTATTACCTAATTCTTTAGTCATAACAAATTTATCAGGTTCATTTACAATAGGTGAAACTGTGACTGGTATTGATAGTAGTTCGACAGTTGTGACAGGAATAGTTGTATCTTACAATACTAATACAAATGTTTTAAAATTATCTAATGCAACTGGCACCTTTGCTGAAAATTCTACATTTACAACAGATGGTGGAGCAACTGCAACAGTGTTTAAAAATAATTTAGGTTCTGCTACAGCAACTGTAGGATCAGTTGTAGATACTTCAGGTTCATTTATAAACCAAGATGGTTGGTTAGATGAAACTGCAATGAGATTACAAGATAGTTTATATTACCAAGACTTCTCTTATGTTATCAAAGTTGGTCGTACAATTAATGACTGGCGAGATAGTTTCAAAAAAACTATGCACACATCTGGTTTCTATTTTACAGGTCAAGTAGATATTGCAACACAAGTAAACGCAAGATTAAGAGCGTTTACTACAATTAATTCTGGTTTAGATTTTGAAGGTGTTCAGTTAATAATCAATACTTTATTCTCAACAATCTTTGGAAGAAGACTAGGAACAACAAGTGATGGAACAACATTAAGAGTTAACGCAAATATAGGTGCTGATCCAGACTTTACAGATTCTACAATTACACCATTTGATAAAACTACAAGAGATTTAACTTTAAGTAAAGAATTAAAATATATTTTACAAGCTAAACCTAGAACAGCAATTAGAAACAACAACAAAATATATGGTGTAGGATTAGGACCAAATTTAAAATCTTTATCGTCATTACTTTTAAGTACACATTTTGCTAGTCAAATACAAATACAAGATATAAACAATTTAAGATTGACAGGTACTCAAAATACTGACATAGATGGTGAGTTAAATCAATTAGGTGATTTTGATTATAAATTAAAAACAAACTTTGCGATGCCTTCAGAAATATGGCAAATATCTAATGATAGTTGGGACGAAGATCAAATAACTTTTGATACTAACACTATAACTTTTGATGTGGCCTAAAAATGATTATAAATAGTTCAAATGATATTGTTGTCACAATAAATGATAAAATTTTGGAAGAAAATGAATATACTATTGATAAAAATGGTATTACATTTTCAAAGGCTCCAGAGGCAAACGATAAAATATCTATAAAGAAAAGAATAGAAGATGGTAAAACAGATAATTAATGTAGGTACTACGGTAAATGACGGAACAGGTAGTCCGATACGTACAGGTGGTCAATACATAAATTCAAACTTCACAGAAATATATAACGCACTTGGTGATGGTTCAACAATTACATTTAACTCTGCCACAGTAGCAACATTAACTGGAAGTGAAACTTTAGAGAATAAAACAATTGATTTAGACTCTAATACAATCACTGGAACAACAGCAGAATTTAATACAGCACTACAAGATGGTTCTTTTGCGACTTTAGCGGGTTCTGAAGCAATTACAAATAAGACTTTTAATACTACTAATACATTTCCATCTATTTCTTTATTAGATGAGTCTTCAACATTAGGTTCAATATCATTAGGTGGTACTTTAAGAATTGATGGTGATTCTAGTATAGACGTATCTGTGTCAAGTAGTACATATACTGTTTCATTACAATCAGGTATAGATGCAACTAAAATCGCTGATGGTAGTGTATCTAATACAGAATTTCAACATTTGAATGGAGTGACATCAAATATTCAAACACAAATTGATGCAATTTCAGGAGGATTGCCAAGCTTAATAGCTGCTATCGCTTTAGGATAGTTTATAAAACTTGTATAAATATGAATAAGGAAAAAAGAAAATGCCAGCAATTATAACAAACAAATTCAGGATTCATAACGCAGAACAATTTTATGAGTCTTTTTCAGAAGCGTCACCAAATGTCTATTATTTGACTATTGGAAGACCTCAAGCTTTTGGTACAAAAACAAGAGGAGACGGAAGAACAGTTAATGAAGGTTCTGATGTTTCGCCTTTAACACCAGCAGATTCAATCGCAGATGAATTTTATTATTATGATGATTTTCTAGCTGCTAAAAAAATTACTTCTTCAGATATAGGTTATGTAGTTCCTAGAAGAAACTGGACGACTGGCACAGTTTATGATTATTACAGACACGACTACGGAAATAGAATTACAGGTACAACAACTACACAAACAGCTGATAGTGGTGCTTCTACATTATGGGACGCAACTTTTTATGTTATGACTGAAGACTTTAATGTTTATAAGTGTTTAGATAACAACAGTGGAGCAGCTTCTACAGTTGAACCTACAGGTACATCAACATCAATATTATCTACAGGTGATGGATATAAGTGGAAATATATGTACACTTTATCAGCATCTCAACAATCAAATTTCTTATCTACAGATTTTATGGGTGTTGGTACAGATGCAACAGTATCTTCAGCGGCAGTTGATGGAGCTATTAACATTGTAAAAATTAAATCAGCAGGTTCTGGTGCTTCAGTAAATAATACATTTACAAACATAGATATTCACGGTGATGGTACTGGTGGAAAAGTTTCTGTCACTACTACAGCTGGTTCAGTATCAGCAGTTTCTGTGACAAATGTTGGTTCAGGTTATACTTACGCTTATATTAGAAACGCAGACATAGTGACTGCTGGCGCAACTGACTTAACAGGTGCTGAATTAGATTGTATTATAGAACCTAAAGGCGGACACGGATTTAATGCCGTACAAGAATTAGGTGGATACTTTGTAATGTTAAATACGACCTTTGAAGGTGCTGAAACTTCAAACTCTGGTGACTTCACAACAGATAATGATTTTAGACGTGTTGCTTTATTGCGTGATCCAGATAGTGGTGGTTCAGCTGCTAGTTCAACAACATTAAGAGGTACAAAAGCAATATTATTATCAAGTGCTTCTGGCACATTTACAGTTGACGAAGAAATTAATCAAGCGACAACAGGCGCTGTAGGTAAAGTTGTAGAACACGATACAGTTAATAGTATATTATACTATATACAAACAAGATTTAATGATGAGGGAATAGATAGTGATGGTGATTTAACAGCGTTTTCTGGTACAAATACAATTACAGGACAAAGTTCATCAGTCACTGCAACTCCATCTAGTTCAACAACCACAGTAGATAGTATTTCATTTACAAGTGGTTATGCTGGTTCAGAAATTGATGAAGATACTGGTGATGTACTTTATGTTGAAAATAGATCGCCAATTACAAGAGCTTCAGATCAAACTGAGAATGTTAAATTAATAATTGAATTTTAGAGGGAAATAAATGCCAAGTCCATCAGACTTTAACCTCTCGCCATATTATGACGACTTTACGGAAAGTAAGAAGTTTCATAGAATACTTTTTAGACCGTCATTTGCAGTTCAAGCGAGAGAATTAACACAGTCACAAACAATCTTACAAAATCAGATTGAAAGAGTATCTGATCACCTTTTTGATAAAGGCGCTATGGTTATTCCTGGCGAGATTGGATATGATTTAAATTACTATGCTGTTAAGTTAAGTAGTATTGGAAGTGGTTTTACTTTATCAGATTTTAATACAGGAGATATTTTAACAGGTGGTACTTCTGGTGTCACAGCAACAATTGTAAATAAAGTTGCAACTGATGGAACAGATCCTGATACTCTTTATGTAAAATATACAGCAACAGGAACAAATAATTCAGATATAGTTTTTTCTGACAGTGAAACAATTACATCAGATGCAGATACTCCAGTGACTGCTGTAGTAGATACAACTGCTACTGGTTGTGCCGCAGAAATACAATCTGGTGTATATTATATAAATGGATTTCAAGTACAAGTAGATAATCAAGTTTTAATATTAGACAAATACACTAATACGCCTAGTTATAGAGTTGGTTTAACTGTCACAGAATCTTTTGTGACACCAAATGATGATGCAAGTTTAAATGATAACGCTGCTGGTTCATCAAACGTAAATGCTCCAGGCGCTCATAGATTTAAAATAGATTTAACATTAGCTAAAAAAACATTAACATCAACAGAAGATTCAAACTTTGTAGAATTATTAAGATTATCAAATGGTATTTTACAAAATCAAGTTAGAACAACTGAATATGCTGTATTAGAAGATACACTTGCAAGAAGAACCTTTGATGAATCAGGTGATTATTCTGTAAAAGAATTTGATTTAGATTTAAGAGAAAGTTTAATATCAGGAAACAATAGAGGTATTTTCACAGCATTAGAGGGTGGATTAGAATCAAAATATGTTGCTGGATTAGGTCCAGGTAAAGCATATGTTAGAGGTTATGAAATCGAAACTATAGGAACAAAATTTATACAAGCAAATAAAGCAAGAGAGTTTGATACACAAAATAATTTTAACACTAGATTTGATTTAGGTAATTTTGTAAATGTCACAAATGTTTATGGATCGCCAGATATTGGATTTGTGACTGGTGATGTAGAGGCATTCAAAAGAGTTAATTTATATAAAGAAGCAACTAGTGTAAGAGGAACAGAAAACGCAAGTTCAGAATCAAGTATTAACACAATCGGTAGAGCAAAATCCAGAGGTTTTGAATATTCATCTGGTACTGCAACATCAAATATATTCGCAAGTTCAAGTTTAACATCAGCAATATACAAACATTATTTGTTTGATATTAATATGTTTACGCACTTGAATATCACAACTAATCAAAGTTTTACAACAGGTGAAAAAATCACAGGTAATACATCAGGTGCTATCGGTACTTTTGAAAGTATTTCTACCACAGAAAATCAAACAGTAAATGCTATTTCATCAGCAAGTCCAGGAGTGGTGACTATATCTGGTGGTCATAATTTTAAAGAAGGTCAACAAATTACATTAGCAGGTACTTACGAAGTAGATTCAACTGCTGAAACTTCAAATGTTTATACTGTAAGAAATCCAGATGCAACTACTTTTGAGTTGTATGATACTGATGGAACTACAGCAATAAATGTCACAGGATTTACCTCAGCAACAGCAACACACGGCGTTGTTATTATTTCTAGCACAAATGGTACATTTACAGCAGGAGAAACTATTACTGGTGGAACATCAAGTAATACAGCTGTTATACAATCAGATGCTGTAGGATTAAACGGAGTACAAACTTTTGATTTTCCTAAAGTTAAACAAATTGGAATGGCAGGATCACCAACTTATACTGCTGACACAGCATTAGATTCTACAGGCGGTGACAATTATGTAATTACAGGAACACTTGATATTGGTTCAGGTTCAGCAAGTGTGACAGGTATTAATACAAGATTTACAACAGATTTATCAGTAGGCGATTCTATCTCATTTACAAATGATAATGGTAATACAGAAACTAAAATAGTTGAAGCTATTATTTCAAATACTAGTTTAACATTAACAAGTGTCACTGCTGCTGCTTCTACTAAAACAATTGCAACTAGAAGAAGAGCAAAATTACAATCATCAGAAAAAAATATTTCTATATTTGAATTACCTTATTCAACTATTAAAACATTAAAAACAACTGCAAATTCTGGTATTACAGATACTAACTTTGAAGTTAGAAGACATTTTACAGCAACATTATCATCAAATGGTGATGCTACAATTACGGCAGGTACAAATGAAACATTTAGTGCTTTAGCTGAATTAGATTTTTCAGTTTCAATTATGACTTTAGGTGCAGGTACTTCAGGTGCTGTAGGTGATGTGTTAAGTTTATCAGGAAATAACCACGAAGGTGACCCTATTTTTGTATTAGGTGGTTCTCCATCAGGTAAAACTTTAACATTAGATTTTGGTACTGATTATCAAGGTCATAAAGTTAAAATATTAGCAACTGTTAGTAGAAGTGTTGCAGGTTCAAAAACTAAAACTTTAAATTCAAACTCAACAGTACAAATATCTACTTTAGCAGCAGTTAATAAACAAGGTGGTATAAGTTTAGGTAAAGCAGATATTTACCAATTAAATGCTGTTTATATGTCAGCAGATTTTAGTACAAATGCTACAGCAAGTGATACAAACATCACAGATAGATTTGAATTAGATAACGGACAAAGAGATAATTACTATGACGTTGGTAGAATTAAATTAAAACCAGGTGAATTAACACCAACTGGTAGAATATTAATAGATTTTGATTATTTCTCTCACGGTTCAGGTGATTATTTTGATGTTGACTCATATTCAGGTGTAGTTGATTATGAAAATATACCAAATTATACATCAGATACAACTGGTAAATCATATGAGTTAAGAGATTGTTTAGATTTTAGACCAAGAGTAGATGACGCAAGTACAATTAATTCAGGTGGACAAGATAGAAGTTATGATGGATCAGGTGCATCAACAATAGACATAGTTAAATTCAATTCGAATGTATCTACTGACCACGAATACTATTTGCCTAGAATAGATAAAATATTTTTAGATAAAGAAGGTAATTTTAAATTTGTAGAAGGTGCTTCTTCTTTAAATCCACAAGTTCCAAAAGACCTTGATGGTGCGATGCACTTATATACTTTAGAAGTTCCAGCTTACACATTATCAACTGAAGATATAACAATTAAAAAGGTTGATAATAAACGTTATACAATGAGAGATATTGGTAAACTAGAAAGTAGAATAGAAAGTTTAGAATATTATACTCAATTATCTTTATTAGAAACACAAGCACAAAATTTACAAATACAAGACGCAGATGGTTTTGATAGATTTAAAAATGGATTTATCGTAGATAATTTTACAGGTCACAACATTGGTGATGTTGGTAATGCTGATTATGCAGTATCAATGGATATGGCAAAAGGTGAGGTTAGACCTACATTTAATGAGGACGCAGTACAATTAATCGAAAGAGATGATGATGGTACAGCAATAGTTGCAGCTGATAGAACAGCAGCAAACTATCAAAAAACTGGTGATCTAATTACTTTACCATATACAGAACAAACATTAATAGATCAACCGTTTGCAAGTAAATCAATCAATGTAAACCCATTTGAAGTGTTTACTTGGTCAGGTAATATAGAATTAACTCCACCAACTGATGAATGGAAAGAAACAGAAAGAGCACCAGAATTACTTATTAACAATACAGGTGCTTTTGATACTCTTGCTTCTAATTTAGGAAACGCATCATTAAATGGTATAGAAATTGGAACAGTGTGGAATGATTGGCAAGATTTTTGGACAGGTGCTCCTAGAGATGTTGCAAGTAGAACTATTAGTGGTCAACAAAGATCAGGTCGTAGAGTATTTGTTAGAACAGAAATAGAAAGTCAACAAGCTGTATCTCAAACAAGAACAGGTGTAAGACAAAGATTAGTTCCTCAAGTTGTAAGAAATTCAATAGGTGATAGAATAGTCAATGTTGCTTTTGTTCCATTTATAAGAAGTAGAACATTAACATTTACAGCAACAAGAATGAAACCTAATACAAGAGTTTATCCGTTCTTTGATAATATAGATATATCCTCATATACTACTCCTGACGGTGGTTCTTTAGGTGGTAGTGTAATAACTGATTCAAATGGTGCAGTGTCAGGTACTTTTGCAATACCTGATCCAACTAATAATTCAAATCCAAGATGGCGAACAGGTCAAAGAGTATTCAGATTAACTAGTTCATCTACAAATGATACTACAAGTGAAGTAGAAACATCAGCAGAGGCAGAATATATTGCTAGAGGTATATTAGAAACTGTACAAGAAACAATTATTTCAACAAGAGAACCAAGAATTGAAAGAGAAAGCACTGTTGAAAATAGAACGATTACTAGAACATCTACAAGAGAATCAACAAGAACAGTAGGCTGGGTTGATCCACTAGCTCAAACATTCTTAATAGATGATGAAGGTGGTGTATTTGTCACTTCTATGGATATATACTTTGGCTCAAAAGATACAAATATTCCTGTCACTCTACAAATAAGAGAAGTAGTTAATGGTTATCCTGGAAAGAAAATTCTTCCTTTTTCAGAAAAAACTTTAAATCCTAGTTCAGTAAATGTTAGTACGGATGGAACTGTAGCAACAACATTTACTTTTGATAGTCCAGTTTATTTACAAGAAAATACAGAATATTGTTTTGTGGTTTTAGCAAACTCAAATAATTACACAGCATATGTTGCAAGATTAGGTGAAACTGCTTTAGATTCAGATAGAACAATATCACAACAGCCTTATGCAGGGGTACTATTCAAATCACAAAATGGTTCTACTTGGACTGCAGAACAAAACGAAGATATGAAGTTCAAAATTAAAAGAGCAGAATTTGAAAATGTCACAGGTACAGTCACTTTAACAAATGACGTATTACCAGCTAGAACATTAAAAAATAATCCATTAAGAACATCAGCTGATAGTACAGCTATTATTACTGTTTATCACCCTAATCACGGTATGCATGGAACATCAAATAATGTCACTATTGCAGGAGTTCCATCAGGAACATATAATGGAATATCTGCTGATCAAATTAATGGTACTTACACAGCAATTGGAAATGTCACTTTAGATAGTTATACTTTAGATCCAACAAATAATACAAGTTATGTAGGTGCGATTGCTGTAGCAACAGCTGCTGGTGACATAGGCGGAAGTGCAGTCACAGCAACTCAAAATAGATTATACGATATATTAAATTTAAGTTTACAAACTATGACTTTACCTGGAACAAGTATTGCTTATCAAATAAGACCCACAACTGGTAAATCTGTTCACGGTTCTGAATCAGAATTTTCATTATCATCAGCAAGTAATGCAATTAATGTAATCGCAAATGATAATATTTATTTTAATGCACCTCAAATGGTAGCAAGTTCTATTAACGAAACAAATGAAATGTCAGGAAGTAAATCTCTATTTGTGACATTAGATTTAGCAACAACAAATACAAAATTATCACCTGTTTTAGATACACAAAGAATAAGTGCGTTTACAATTCAAAATAGATTAAATGATCCAACTGAAAGTAATACGCCTAACTTTGTTGC